CACCAGTTAAGATTACAACTTACGTGGAGGCACCTCCTGGTAGTGGTCTAGGGAGCTCTAGTGCCCTTGTAGTGGCGTTGGTTGCTGCTATTAGTGAATACTATGGTATCCCTAATGATGAATACCAAACAGCAAATGCAGCACTAAAGATTGAAAGAGAGATATGTGATTTGCCTGGAGGTAAGCAGGATCAATATTCAGCAGCATTTGGTGGGTTTAACTATATTGAGTTCTTGCAGGATGGTAGAACTATTGTGAACCCATTGAGGTTGAACTACAAGACACAGAATATGTTGGAGATGAATACTGTTCTGTATTATGTTGGTTCACCTAGAAGTGATGCTAGAATCATTGAAGCAACTTCCTCTAATCTAAAGGATAATGAGAAAACAGTAGAGATCACACATAAAATTAAGGAAGCTTGTATTGAATTCAAGAGAAGTCTTTTGGTAGGAGATGTAAAGAAACTTTCTGCCCTGATGAATGACTATTGGAATCTGAAGTTGCAGACCAGCAGTAAAGTAGGTTCTCCTGCTCTCATAGATACCTATGAGTATGCTATGCTTAATGGAGCAACTGCTGCTAAAATCTCTGGTGCTGGTGGTGGAGGACATATGGTTCTCTTCACTGAATTTGAGAGCAGACACAAATTGATATCAGCATTAAAGAAAAGAGAGACAGGTAGAATTGTACCATTCAAGTTTGTAAAACATGGAGTAGATGTATGGCGGCAGTAGAGATCCATCCTAAGGGATGGGGATATGAAAAATGGATCGTCAACAAAAAAGAATACTGCGGTAAACTCTTATTCTTTAGAGAGGGATTGAAGTGTTCTTTCCACTATCACAAGATCAAAGATGAAGTCTTCTATGTCCAGAGTGGTATGATTTATATCACTCATGGTGATACTGATGATATCAATGAAGCTAAGACTGAGATTCTAAGACAGGGTGATAGTTTTCATGTTCCTGTTGGTCTGCGTCACCAAATGAAAGCGATTAGAGACACAGAGTTATTTGAATTTTCCACAGAACATTTTGAATATGATAGTTACAGAGTTATCAAAGGGGATTAAACTTTATATTCTTGTTGGTGGTAGAGGCACTAGACTCAAAACCATCACAGGTGATACACCAAAACCTCTTGTGCCAATCTATGGCAAGAGTTTTTTACAGAGAGTGATAGATAATCTGTCAGGATTTGACATCACCTTGGTGTGTTCAGATCTGAACCATGAATGGTTTGAGGATTTTGATTGTGATATATTTAATGAGGGGTATCCTTCTGGAACTGGTGGGTGGTTAAGAAAGGTCAACCTACCAGAATCTTTTTACGTCATGAATGGTGATACATTCTTTGCTGATGATCTCAATGTAGATGCAGATTCAACCACCATCTTTGTGAGTAAGGAAAGGATATCAGGAGATGAAGGTTATATTGAGGGAGATGGAGGAAAGGTCAAACAGTTTGTAGAGAAGAACCCAAAGGTGGTGGGTAAGAAGAAACTGGTCAATACAGGCATCTATAAGATCTATAAGAAAGATTTAGATTTGTCTAATAATTTCCCTATCAGCATGGAATATGATATACTTCCTAATGTAGACCTATCCTATAAGGTCGTTAAGACTAAAAAGTTTGATATAGGAACCCCAGAAAGATTGGAGACTTTCAAATCATGGTTCAATACCTAATCACTGGTGCTGCTGGTATGATGGGTACTCATCTTTATGATGCCTTAAAGCAAGACAATAAAGATGTACTAGCAACATACCATAAGCCAACTATTGATAGTAGAGATAAGTACCTGGATAATCTAGAAGACCAGATTCATCTTGACCTTACCTCTTTCTCAAGTGTGCTCAAGAATATTGAGTTGTTTAAACCTAAGGTTATTTTTCACCTTGCAGCACAAAGTAGACCTGATGTTTCATTCAAGTTTGTAAAGCATACACTTACTACAAACATCATTGGAACACAAAATCTACTGGAAGCTTGTAGGGTATTGAATCATAGACCATTGATCATTAATGCATCATCATCTGCTGTATATGGTGATATTGATTGGACTACACCACCAGATGAAGAGTCACCCACCAAACCACTGTCTCCTTATGGGACAAGTAAACTTGCACAGGAGCATCTGGTTAGGAACTATTATGAGATGGGTTGTATTGACTTTGTGAATGTACGTATCTTCAACTGCACTGGTCCTAGGAAGACTGGTGATCTTGTGTCTGATGTTTGTAGAAGAGTTGTTTTTAGTGAGGACTCTATTCCTGTTGGCAACATGGGTGCAATCAGATCTATTGTAGATGTGAGAGACCTTGTAAGAGGATTAATCCTGTGTGAAAATATCAAGAACACCACCATCAATATTGGTGGCACTGAGATACATGGTGTTGGTAAGATTATCAATCTTATTGTAGGTGATAGATCAATCTATCAAGATAAAGAATTATTCAGACCTACTGATGAGGCAGTTATCTGGGGTAATATAAATAAGGCAAAAGAACTTCTGGGATGGGAACCCACTATTTCCTTAGAAGAAACCATTAATGATACTCTTGATTACTGGAGAAGTTTGAAATGAAAATCTGTTTAGTAGGACCAGGCATTATGCCTATCCCACCTGATGGTTGGGGCGCTCTAGAAAGACAGATGTGGGATAGAGCTTGTGTCTTAGGGGAGATGGGTCATGAGGGTGACATCATCAATGTCCCTGATATGGATGAGATTGTTAAAGAGTGTCTAAAAGGTGATTATGATGTGATTCATATTCACTATGATATGTTCTACCCTGTGGTAGATTATCTCTATGATAAAGTCAAGTGTCCTATATTATTCAGTAGTCACTATCCATATATTGATCAACCAGAATGGCATAAGAAAGACGGGTACTGGAGAGTATCTGACTGGATGATTCAGAATAGAGATAAGTATTATAACTTTGCAGTATCACCTAAGGATGTTGTCTGGTATCAGAAACATGGGTGGGACAAAGATAGACTCTTTTGGTTGATGGAGGGAACTAATGACCCTGAGTTTGCATATGAAAAGGAATGCACATATCCTGATAGGTCAATCTATCTTGGTAAGATCTCTGAAAGAAAGAAGCAATACATCTATCAGGATTTGATTGGTATTGACTTTGTTGGCAAGTATGAACCTGGTACACCTTTTTATGAAAGTAGACCCAACTACAAAGGTGAGTGGGGTAGAGAGAAGTTGTGTGGTGATTTGACTAAGTATGCCAACATGGTGCTTCTTTCTGATGGTGAAAATGGAACATCCCTTGCTATCAAAGAGGCACTGGTTGTGGGACTGGGTGTAGTTATCTCACGCCATAGTGCTGCTGAACTTGATGTGACTAAAGAGTTCATTACTGTTATACCAGATGAAAAACTGAGTGATATGGATTATATCAATCAGATGATCAAGAATAACAGAGAGTACTCTTGCACTAATAGAGAAGAGATTAGACAGTATGGAATGGATACTTTCTCTCTGACTACACTAATTGATAAGTATGTAAAAAATGTAGAAAGCATTATCAAATGAAGATTAGTATTATTGGACCCAACACTCCAATTCCACCAAAGGGTTGGGGTGCTGTTGAATCATTGATCTGGGATATGAAACTCACACTGAGTCATCTAGGACATAGTGTTCAGATTGTAAATGTTGGTGATCCCAGAAAGATCATTCAAATGATTAATGAGTTTCGTCCTGACTTTGTTCACATCAACTATGATGATTGGGTTCCCATCTACCCTTATATTCAATATCCTAGTGCAGTAACCACACACTTTGCTTACATTGAACGCCCTGAAATGATGGGTGGTTATAGACAGAGAGTGTTTGATGAATTTGCTAGAATTAAACCTAATGTGTTTGGACTATCTGAGGGTATCAATGATATCTACCACAATCTTGCTGGCATTCCTAGAGAGAGATTGTTCTTGAATCCTAATGGTGTGAACCTGGAAAAGTTCAAGGTATCTTCTAACCCAACTAATGCAGATAGATCCATATATCTTGCCAAAGTTGATTCTAGGAAGAGACAGCACTTGTTCCAGAGTATTGATTCACTCTGGTATGCAGGTAACATTGCAGATAATAGATTTGATAAAGCAAAGAATTATCTGGGTGAGTGGGAAAAAGAGAAACTACATAGGATGCTTACCAGTTATGGTAATCTCGTCCTACTGTCTGATGGTGAAGCACACCCTCTAGTCTGTCCAGAGGCATTTTCTGCTGGTCTAGGGGTTGTCATCAGTCAATGGGCTGCTGCCAACCTAGATACCACCAAGGAGTTCATCACAGTCATTCCAGAAGAAAAGATCAATGATCTGGAATATGTGGAGCAAAAGATTATTGAGAACAGAGAGTACTCTGTAAATAATAGAGAAGAGATTCTGGACTATGCAAAACAGTTTGAATGGTCTAGAATACTGAGTGAATACTTCCTGCCAAACGTTGAAAAAGTGATTCATGGATAGAGATAGAAACAAATCTGTATACAAACTGAAAGGCATTGGTCCTATCTACTGTATCAATCTTGATGCGCAACCAGAGAGATGGGAATACATGGAGGATCAGTTTAAGTATTGGGAAATTGAAAACTACAAGAGAGTCTCTGCTTATGATGGTAGGGATGATGACCTTGGGGATATTCTTAAAGGCAGGTATCCTGACCATATGTCTTCTGGTGAGATTGGTTGTACCACATCACACCTAAAAGCAATTAAGGATTTCTATTACAATACTGATGAACCTTATGCTATCATGATGGAGGATGATTGCAATCTGGATCTAGTCAGGTTCTGGAACTTTACATGGAAAGACTTCTACTGTAGAATTCCTTATGACTGGGATGTAGTGCAAATTGCAATCATCTGCACAGGTGATTTGCATGTTAGGATTCATAAACGTTTTGTGAATGAGTTCTCAACTGCGTGCTATCTTATCACCAGGCACCATGCAAAGAAGATGATTGATCTTCATTGCAGGGGAGATAAGTACAAACTGGATAATGGAGTCAAACCACGTCCTGTGGCTGATGACCTACTCTATAATTCAGGTAATACTTATTCTCTGCCTCTCCTTCTCTATCGTATTGAGTTGGGTTCTAGTATCCACCCAGAACATATTGATGTCTTCCATAAAGGCAATTATGAGTCACAGTTAAACTATTGGCAACATCAGGGTTGCCAGCTGACTGCTGATCAACTGATGGATTTTGACCCTTACCTTGGTAGGGTCACACAACCAACTCAAAGGGAGGAAGAGAAACTTCCAACATATGAGGAAGGTACTTGACAGGGGTAGACATCCCTGCTAGTATAAATACTTAACCTTTTGTCTTACAGTAATTTAAGTAACAAAAGGAAACAAACAGAACCTAGTCGAGGTTCTTTTCATCTGTGGGTAACCATTCCACAAGTAAAAAACGAGGTAATTCCAATGATCAAATCTGTATTCGCAGCTACTGCTGTTCTTTTCACTTCTGCAGGTGCTGCCCTTGCAGGTCCCTACGTCAATGTAGAAGCCAACTCTGGATGGGCTGGTTCTGACTACTCTGGCACTGTTACTGATGCTCACGTAGGATACGAAGGCGCTCTTGGTGATTCCGCTGCTTGGTACATCCAAGGTGGTCCTGCTCTTGTTGCCATTGATGGCGAAGAGACTGAGACTGAATTCAGTGGTAAAACTGGTGCTTCAGTTGCTCTGACTGAATCCCTGTCTGCTTATGGTGAAGTCTCCTTCATCACTGGCGATGATGACAACAGCTATGGAACCAAAGCTGGACTGAAGTTCAACTTCTGATCTTATATGTTATAATTGGAGGGTCCAAGAGGACCCTCTTTTTTTATGGAGAAAAATAATGGACTATGATTCTATTGACCTTTGTATAAGGTCTATTACTCCCTCTGAGACCAACCCAGAAGTGGTTGTGCTGGATATGCCATCTAGGTATGATCTATCCCCACAGAAACCTGCAGAAGTGTCACTAACAGTTGTTGACTTTATTCAAGAGAGATATAATATTGTTATGTGTCCTCCTGGTTGGCCAACACCTCCTACTGAATGAAAAAGTATTTTCTTTCTCTAACATCCAATCCTATAGTTCATATCAATGTATTGCTTTTGGGATGCCTGATTATCATTGGTCAGGTACACAACAACTATCATCATGATATGACTAAAGATGCAGATTCTTTTGTTTATAACTGGTGTAGATCAAATCCAGGTAAGTGTTCCAGTTACTAAAGTGTCCACTTTCAATTTGACAAATGTTAAAAAATTATATATAATGTAACAATACTTCACACATTGGAGAAACCATGACTGTAACAACAGAAGAAGGTGGACGCACAAACATGTGGGCTACTGAACCAAGAATGTACATGACCAAGGAAACCCTTGACCGTTATGGCATTGAGACTCACAATGAGTTCGCTGAAAAGTTGAATGGTCGTGCTGCAATGTTGGGTATTGTCGCTGGGTTTATTTCATATGCCTTTACAGGACACTTATTCTTTGGTATCATCTAGTATAACTAGAAGATATACTTAGAAGCTTATATGAGCAACCCCAATGCTCTCTATGAAGATATGGAGAGACTAAATGCCCTATACGAAGAACTCTGCTGGGGGCACGATGATGAACTTGTTTTCACACACGAAAATGGCAGAGTTATTGTCTACAACAAAACACTAGAGGAAAAACAATGAACGAAAAAGCAGAACGCATCAATGGTTGGGCAGCTATGCTGGGTGTAGTTGCAGCAATGGGATCTTATGCAGTATCAGGTCAAATCATTCCTGGTATCTGGTGATGGGATTCCTAGTAGCAGCGCTGCTGTTACTGGTTCCAGTATTTGCAGCAGTGAGAGATTCATGAACTACGATTGGACACTATTTCAAACACTAGTGTTCATCATTACTCCATACTTCCTCATGCTTGCACTGGCAAGAAAAGATGAGGATGATGGTGGACCACCAGATGGTGGAATGATGACACCAATATACCAAGGAACAGGGGCTTAATTGCCCCTTTTTTTATAAATATTATTACCCTGAACTCCACATATGCTAGGCAAATCCAAAGCAAAGGAAGAGGATAATGAAGATAAAAGTGAAGTACTTGGTAATCTAGTAAAAGTTGTAGTCCTTATTTGGTCTGCATCTCTCCTCACTTTCAGTTATGTAAGACTCCCTAATGGTCAGAAGATTTTAGATTTTGATCCTACCTTCATAGCCTCAGTTTTCAGTGGATCACTCGCTGCCTTTGGATTGAGTCCAGCTAAGGCAGGTGGCAATGGGTCTGCACCAGCAAAGAAAAAGAAAGAAGAAGAACCACCAGTAGTATCAGCAGTAGAGCCTAGAAAATAATGTACAGAGAACCTCATCTACAACAGAAGGCTGATGAGTGTTCTTTGCTATGGCACAAATGGCATTCTCTCTGGCGAAAAAAGCATTAGGTGCGCCTGAGGCGAGAGGTGAATGGGGCAAATGTTGTAAAGAATTAGGTGAAATGGTGAGTGAGGAAGTCAAGACAAATCCAAGGTATAATTCTATGCGTAAAATATAGATAGTGTAGTTGCATAGACAGTTATGAAGGTTATTCGTACTGCAATTATTGCTACAATAGCAGCCATGGTATTCTTTATTCCAAAGTTAGCATATGCTGTTGATGTCACCATGGGATCAAATGGTAACTTGATTTTTGACCCATCAGAGATTACAATAGATGCAGGAGATACTATTCATTTCGTGAATGGTATGCTCCCACCCCACAACATTATTGTTGAGGGGCGTGCAGATCTCTCAAGAGAATCACTGATGTTTAATCCTGGTGAATCACAAGACATTACCTTTGCTGATGCTGGAGATTATGACTTCTTCTGTGGTCCTCATCAAGGGGCAGGTATGGTAGGAACTATTCACGTTAACTAATGAAAATATTTTTAGACACAGCAGACTCCAAAGAGATTGGAAAAGCATATGAGACAGGTCTCATTGATGGAGTAACAACTAATCCTACTCTGATTTTAAAATCAGGTAGAACTATTGAAGCAGTTGCATCAGAACTTATCTCCTGGTGTCCTAATCTGATTAGTATCTCAACAGAGGTAGTAGCAGACACAGCAGATGAGATGGTGGAGCAAGCAAGGAAGTACATCCCACTTGGTAATCCCATCACTGTGAAAGTTCCTTGCACAGTTGAGGGACTTAAAGCATGTAAGATCCTTTCAGATGAAGGAGTTTCAGTCAATGTGACTCTTATCTTTACTGTCTCACAGGCAATCCTTGCAGCAAAAGCAGGAGCAGATTATGTTTCTCCCTTTGTTGGTAGGATGAATGATAACTCTCTGAGTGGAGTTGCATTGGT